TAAAGTGCGCCCAATCGCCGCCGTTGCCAGATGCGGATTTGTAGCAAATGAGCTTTGATTGCCGCGCTAGGTGATCCAAAACCACCAGCAGCGCGCTGCCGTCTGCCAGCCTCACGATATCCAGGCAGTTCGCTTTGACGGCGTATGGGGTAATCGCTGCTTGTATAACCTCAGATTCGATGGAATCGTCCACCGTCAAAAAGTCAAGGTCTGCGCTTGTCCCGGTGACCAGCTGCTTGCTCGCGTCAAAATAGCAGCACATGTATCCGCCGGCTGTTTTTGGGATCCAGCGGGACATGGCTGTTGGTTGATATGCGGCGGTTCCCTGGCGGACCAGACTGGTCGGTTCCCCCAGCCCGCCCATGCCGGATATCTCTACTCGGGCTGTCGGTAGGTTGTCCCCTATCATCAGTTTGGTTTTTGCGGTTGCTTCGATGCTCATCTTAAGCCTCCATCAAAGTCATGCTAAATATGATCTGTCCGGCCACCTTCTCGTTCGGTGCTCCCATGATAAATATTATGCAATCCAGAGAAACGTCTCCGTCGGTGAAAGTCCGCGCCTGTTTGCTTATGTTGTCGTCCATGTAACTCTCGTATTCCGCCCAAGTTTTAACCAGCGCCTCGAAAACAAAACGGAACCGGCTCCGGCCTTTTTGCTGTAGTGCGGTGCACGGCTCGGCGCCCGATGCAGCTGGCAATAGTTGAATTTCGACCGTGTCTCCTGGGATCGCTTTCCGGGCATAGTTGTCGTGGTTAATGTTGAGTGTGGTTGTTCCCCATAGGGCCATGTCGTCCTCCTATCCTACCTGCATCAAGCGTGGTCTGCTTCCTGTCCTGCGGTCGCCGTTTGTGATGGATTCCACCAGCTTTTCTTCGACGGCTGCTGCTATGTGCTGAATGTTCAGCTGGCCGGTTTCCCCGGTAACGTTGATATTAAGATCCAGGGTCATGTGTCCGCCTGATCCTGTGGATCCAACCGCGCCGACACCTATGTCGTTCATGTTGCCGTCTATCCCCTTCTGTACGCCGTTTAAATCCACTATGCCGGCGGTTGCCCTCTGGATGTTCTTCCGGGTGCTCTCGATGCCTTCTATGAATCCCTCGCCGGTATTCTCTCCGTAGCCGGCAAAGACTTTAGACGGGCTGTTGATCCCGAGCAGCTTTTTGAATCCGTCCTTGACCTTGTTCGCGGTCTCCGAGATCTTCTTAGCGAGCGCAGGGAACATATTCGTGATCCCTTTAACCAGGCCCTTGATGATCGCTGCTCCGATGCGCGGAAATACCATAGTAAGGTCCCACCAGGTTTTCAGCAGGCTTTTCGTAAAGCCCTTTATGCCTTCCCAGGCTTTCCCCACGGCGCCTTTTACGGCATCCAAGGCTACTGCTGCTTTCTCTTTGACGGTGTCCCAGTTCTTATAAAGCGCCACCCCTATGGCTATGACGGCTGCTATCGCTGCAATAACCGCGACGACCGGTAGTGAAATGGCGCCTATCGCTCCGCCTACCACAGCTGCCGCTCCGGACAGGCCGCTGCATATTCCCATCAGGGCACTCATGCCTGTCGCAATTTTTCCCACGACAATCAACACCGGTCCTATGGCTGCTACCAGGCCCAGCATGACCACGATCAACTTCCGCTGCTCGGGCGTTAAGCCGGACATGAAATCCGCTACTTTTTGGATCCCCGCCGCTACACTGTCAAAGACTGGCTTTAACGTATTACCAAATTCCATGAGTGCGTTCTTTAGTTGGTTTATAGTTATTCTGAATTCTTCCGCTGGGGTTATCATCTTTTCGTATGCTTCCTGGGCGGCTCCACCAGAGTCGTTCATCTGATCTCTTAGGGTGTTGAACGCGTCCCCAGATTCTTTAACCAAAACATCGGCGGCGGTACCCGCCTCCCCGCTACCGAACATGTCCTTCAAAAGAAGCCCGTCGCCCTGAGCGGAGTCATTCAAGATCATAAGGATATCACTCAGGCTCTTGCCTTCAGCGGTCAACTCCATGAATGACTTCCCGGTTTCTTTCTCCAGGACCTTGCTTGACTTGGAGCCGTTTTTTGAGAGCTCTTTTAACAGGGCGTTGGTGTACGTTGTTGCTTCGCCGGCCTTAATACCATTTGAAGTTAAGAGAGCATATGCGGCGGCGACCTGGTCCAGTTCTACCCCTGTAGCGTTCGCTGTCGGTATTAACTTGCCCATGAACTGGGAAAGCTCCCCGACTTCAACTTTGCCTTTGTTCTGGGTCTGGATGAGCATGTCTGAAATCTTACCGACTTCACTTGCTTCCAGGCCGTATGCGTTCATGATCGTCGTCAAAATATCTAGCGCTTCGCCGGTCTCTGCAAACCCACCCTTTGCCAGCTTGTTGGCTTCACCAACAAATGCGACAGCATCGCCTGTGTCCTGGCCTGCGGATATGGCGTCGTATACGTTCTGTGCAATCTCTGGAGCTGCGATACCCGTTTCATTGGATAGCGATATGATCTGTTTTTCCAGCTCCGCAAGGGGTACCTTCGACGTGTCCGCGATGGTGTTTACCTTGGCCATGGCGTCGCCGAAGCTTAGGCTCATCGTGACAGCGGCAATTCCCCCCGCGCCAATAACTGCGGTTACCGGAAGCATGGCCTCACCTGCTGCTGTCGCTTTACCGCCAAACTTCCCGAGCTTCTTCTGGGCGTCGTCCCATTTGCTGTTCACCTGTTTGAGCTGGGTCTCAAGTTTCTTAAGGTCCTGTTCTGTCTGAATGACTTCCCTTTGAATCGCCCGGTATTGGTCCTCGCCTACTTCGCCTTTCCTAAACTGTTCAGCTACCTGGCGCTGCGCTTCTTTCAATGTATCCAGCTTTGTGCTTGTTTCTCCGACCGCGTCGGCCAGCAGCTTTTGCTTCTGGGCGACCAGCTCTGTATTTTTGGGATCCAGTTTAAGAAGGCGTTCCACCTGGCGCAGCTCCGTCTGTATCTTTCGGGCTGGGCCTTCTACTTCTTTTAGGGCTTTCTCGAGCTTGGTGCTCTTGCCTCCAAGGTCGATAGTGATCCCCTTAATATTCTTACTTGCCATAAAATCACCGCCTAGAAATTATCAAAGTCTGCTTGCGTGGCTTGTCGGGGTCCTTCGGGTTCTTCGTCCTCCTGCTCCAGGTTGCTGCAGGTGACTAAATAATCAAGGATCATTCCGACGGTCATGTTCTCGAAGTCTGAAAGAGCGAGCCCCCTTCGGATCGCTGCCCGCATGACCATCTCTGTGGTCAGGTCTATGGGCTCGTCCTCATCCTCCGATTTTTCTATTTTTTTTTAGGCACCGTCGTGCTGTTGATGCTGGCCAGCGCCATGTCTAAAAGCTCCGGCATGATATCGGCTATAGGAAATTCAGAGAAGGTATCCAGCCAGTCCATTGGGTTGGGTATTGTCCTGTCGGCCGTCTTGGCCAGGGCCCATGCAATGTTGAAAAATACCTCCAGGTCGAAGGCTTCCAGGTTCTTAATCTCCGCGGTGCCCTCTGTGAAGGCTTCCTGTAGCTTTAGGATGTCCTGCAGCGCGTCCCGTCTGAACTGCTGCTTGTAGCGCATTAAAAAGGCGGCGGTGGATTTGAACTCCACCGGCCGCCCATCAATTGTAAGGGTCTTTTCCATATGCTTATGCTCCTACGGTCACGACGCATGTTACTGGTGCGCCTTTTTCCAGCTCGACGCCGATAGTATAATCGCCGTTATCAAGCGCTGTGAAGTAGGCATCGTCGATGGTTACGTCGATACCCGACAGGGATAGCTGGACGCCTGGTACCAGCACGCCGTTGCTCTTGACGTTGACCACGGTGTTTGCCACGCTGGAGGTAAGATCCAGAACCAGGTCAGCTGGGGCTGCCTTACTGAATGCTGCAGTCGCTTGGTCCACCGTATTGGTCGGCGCATTGTAGGTGTAGACTGCGCTGAACCATGTGCTGTATCCTGTGTCGCCGGACAGTGCCTTGGCTTTTACATAGCCGGTATCCTCTGCAGGGCTGGCTGTAATATCGAAGCTGTCGGTCTGGGGTGCAATCTCCTCGCCTTTAGCTTCGGACTCGATGCTAGGTCTGGACACGCTCACGTTGTAGAATACGTGTCTGGTTGCGAGTGCATCTCCTTGAAATTCAAACATCAGGGCGATCTTCTCGGCTTGCACGTCCGCGTCCTCAAACAGGATCCCGTTCGAGTCTGCTGCATAGTTGAGTACGTCTTTCTTGAAGGCATCTGAAAGCAGCGCTATTTCTAGGCTGCCCTCGTAGCCCAGGTTGCTCTCGCCCACAAAGAAGGGGCCGTCGTCCGCGTAAAACTCAGACTTGTTTCCCTTGGGGCTAGTGGATAAATTCACCGCGCCCAGAAGTGCTACGGGGGTCCCGAAGGTAATCACACCCGCGGCGTTCTGAATCACGGAATAGTAGACGTTCTTTAGTCCGTATTTAATCTTATTCATTGGTTCTCCTCTCAAATCTTAATTGGGTATACAACTTGGAATAGCTCCTCGCTGTCGATGAATTCTTCCTCCGCTGCGTAGGTCTTACCGATCGCGTCCAGGGCAGCTTCGACTTTCGCTTCCGCCGCCGGATCTTTGTCGGTAGTATAAAGCTCCACGTCCACGTGCCTGATGGAGAAGTACACCTCGTCGTCAGCGTAGAAGTTCTCGGTCTCCGTTACCAGGTACGTGATAAATGGGACGGAAGGCACCCCGTCCTCGAAGTGGCTATACTCGACCGGGTATCCGGTTTTCTCTAGCTCTGTTTTCAGTTCGTCTAGGGTCATCCTTCTATCACCTTCTCAATCTTCTTCTGATACGATTTAATCGCCCGCTGCTCGGCGGGCTTGATGTGCGGGTATGCTCTTGTGCGGCCTCCGCTCCTGGTCGCGTGCCCCTTCTCCAGGAGGTGGGTCTTGCGATAGTGCGGCCCTCTGGAATAAACTGTGTACCCGAAGTTGCCCTTTCGCACCCTGTTCTTCGTGTATGACCAGCTCTTGCGGTAGGCTCCGAAGCGCTTTGGGGTTGGTGTCTTTCTGAGCTCTTTGGCTGTACCTTTGACTACTTCCAGCACAGCTCCATTCATGCCCTCAATAACGCCGCCCGTGTACTGCGACAACTCGGCCACGATTGTCTTGGCCAGATCATTGATGCGCACTGTCTTAGCCACCGAGCTTCACCTCACAGTGGAGCTCTGTGAATCCGTCCTGGCGTTTGTAGGTCCTTATCACTTTATAGGGCTGGTCCTCATGCTTCAGTCGGGATTGCTTAGCGTACTCTGCTGTCCAAATCGTAAAAACCGCGGAAGGCTTGAGACCCAAGGCTGCGGCTTGGTATGCTTCTGCTTGGCCGACGGAGCTGAGGTTTGCGAACACATCAGTCTCCGTTTCACCGTCTATAAGGGTAACTACATCATCGAGTCTCATCGGCTCCTCCTCGGTCTTAAATAACTAGGTACGCGTCTACAACTTTGCCGGACAGCGCCGTGTTCAGCTTGATGGTGTTGCTCTCGATAGCTGTTGCGCTAACGGCCACGGTCGGTGCGGTTCCCTGTCTGGTGTTATCCAGGCATGCGAACATCACGGTGTTGTGGGTCAACTGAACCGGAAGTCCTAGCTTGTTATTCCATCCGATCGCTACGGTGTCGGTGCCTGCGTGGGTTTCTGCCGGCAGGTCCACCTGGGTCACGGTTTTAAATGCTTTATTGCCCTGGACCACGGCGGTCCCGCTGAGCGCGATAGTCTCTGTGATCTCCTCGTCTGCATAGTTTGTGCCTGTGATAACCACGTCGCCTGCGTTGTCCGCCGCGTTTCCTTTTACGGAAATGTTACGCGGTACTGCCGGGTCGGTGATGTCCTCGGTGATCTCCTGGGCTGCGTCCGTCAGCGCGGTTGCTGCCAGTACGCCGTCGTCGTCTAATGCCACCGCGTCAGCGGCTAGCACTTGAAAGTGTGCCATGAAGCCCCTATCCAATTCGACGCCATCTACGTCCGTCTGGATAACTTGGCCTAATTTATGATTATATGGAAACATATTATATTCTCCTCTCTTATTCTAGACTCGCTCCCGCGAGCTGGGTTACAAGGCTATAAAAGACGGGGGAGAACTTTGTCTCCCCAGCCTTCACATTGCCTATGTCGGTTACGCCCATCGCGATGAGCTGAATCCCTGCGTTGGTCTCTTGTTGCTCCTCGGACACGCCGCCGTTGAGAAGATATCCTTTTACTGCTGCGATGTGCATTGATATCTTCGCGTCGATGGCCGTGCCGCTCAGCCCCATGCTTATCTTAACCGCGGCTAATAGTTCAGCTTCTGTCATTGCGCGTACCTCCTATTACTTCTTCTTGATAAGCACGACGCCGTTCTTGTCGGACAGTTTTCCGTCCGCCAGCATGGTGTCTTTAGTGATCCACTCGTCGGTGGTGTCGTCGAAGTAACGACGGACGGTCATCTGCATATTGGTGTTTACCAGGTAATCTTGCAAACGGCAGATGATGCCTATCACGTCGCCTACCTCTGCGTCGTCGATGGAAGCCAGGTAATCTTCAACTGGAATCACTTCTTTGCCGCGCAGCTTCTCTGTCTCGCTGCCGTCGATGCCGTAGGTGACTCTGGCTACGGGCTGTCCGTTGGCGTCTACCATGCCCTCGATATACTTGGACCAGTCAGCGTCGTTCATAATGATCACGGCGCCTTTACGGTACTTTCTGGGTACCTTGCCAAGAAGGGAAGTCCATGTTGGGAACTTGCCCATGTCTGCTACGGAAACCGAAATGATCTGCCCTTCTGGGATGTCGGTGTCGACGGTGATACCCAAAGGCTGGCCGGATCCGGTACCGGAAATAACAGCGGTCTCGATGGCCACAATCATGGCCTCGTAGATGTTGTCTGCTACGGTTGCTTCAAATGCTGGAAGTGCAACTATTCCAACTTCCAAGCTGATGGCCACGCGAATTTGCAGCTTGTGGTATGCGAAGCTGATTTTTGCATCGGCAGTTTTCTTCTGCTTGTCGACAACGACTCCCTCGGCTACCCAGGAAGCTGTCGGCTTCAGGCTAGAAGTTGGAATCTCAAGACCGGCTTTAACCGAGGACTTGGAAACCTTGGCCCAAATGCGGCCGCAGTCCGCCATCTTCTCGACGATCTTGTTCATGATGTTTGTCGGAATTACTGCAGCTGCGTCTGTGGTGGTAGTCGTAGCGTCTGCTCTGAGCTCCTCGCCCATCTCGCCAGTTTGCATATACTTCATGAACGCGGCGCGGTACTCGGGTGTCTCGTAAACACCCAGTTCTCTGGCTTCACCAGCTGCAGGTGCCAATCCGAAGGATCCCAGAACGGCGCTTTTGCCTACAGGAGGTTCGGTGCTACGGCCTTCGCCTGGCTCCGGTTCGGGTTCAGGTTCTGCTGGGGCGTCATCGGGCATCTCGGAGATCATGGTACGAAGCTCCGCGATCTCGTCGTTAACTGTCCCGATCTCCACGTTAATGCTGCGGAGCTCCTCGATGGACTCGGTTGCTTTAGCAGTTTTGTTCAGCTCTTGTTTCCTGGCTACCATTTTATCGAGTAGTGCTTGCAATCTTTTTTTCATTTTCTCTTATCCTTTCATGAGAATCTCTGTTCTCAAACGCTCGGCTTCGAGTTCTTGTGCCCTTGAATTGTCCAATTCTGCCGACCGCGCATTATCCAATGCGGCGACCACGTTATCCAACGCGGCCTGGTCTCGGGCGTCTATATCAGTTCCCGGATATGCCGGGAAATTGACAGCGCTTACTTCTATAACTTTTCGGATCTTCTGGATCCGGCGGACGGGCGTGTCGGTGTCTAGGCCCTCCCAGGAATCGTCGGCCACATAAAAAATAAATGACATGCCGTCGATGTCGCCCCGCGTCACGGAGCTGTATAGGCTCTTTGCTTCTGCGTTGTTCTCGATGTCCAGATCGGCTCTGATTCTCAAACCGATATCATCGAGCTGCAGCTGCATGGTTGAGCTCGCGTTGTTGCGCCGGCTTCTGGCTAGCGGGATCCGGTCCAGGTCGTGGTTCACGCTGAACAGCACGTCGTCGAAATTGCAGGAATCAAAAGCGCCCCGCTCGATGATCTCCTCAAAATATCCACAGATGAGGGTTCGCTGGTCATAAACTGCCGGGTGCCCTTCAATCTGAGCGCCCTCCTCGCTTGTCGCCGCCAGGTCTGCTACGCCAAAGCTGCGGGGCCATGCCTCGTTCTTTAAGCCTTCGCGGACTTTCGGGTCATTGAGATCCAATACTTTAGCCTTAGTCATTGCTTCCTCCTCCATCAGGGGCTTTGCCTTGCTTCGCCCTGGTCAGCTGATACTCGTTCGCTATCTCGGTATCGACGTAGTTCAGATTCATGTACCGAACGTCGCCGCCCTCGTATGGCGCATATCCGAAAAGCTCCAGGAGGCGGTTGTTGGTAATCGCTCCCCGGTTGCCTAGAACGTCTGCGACCGCGAGTCGGTTCTTAGTGTTTGTAAATAGGAGCTTGTCTGGGTAGAAAACTATCTCGTTCCCTACGTCCAGCGCCCTGGTCGTGAACAATGTCTTGCTGAATGCCTGGCCTAAACTGATCACCAGCGGTTCTAGCGTTTTCTCGTAGAATGCCTGGTACTGGTCGTCGGTGAAGTCCCCACTTAAAATCGGGACGGAAACACCGAAGTGATTTAGCACGCTGTTCTGCAAAAATTCCAGGGTGTCTTTGTCCACAATCTTCGGGTCCGATGTGATTGGTATGTATTCACCTTTGAAATCCAATGCTGCCAGACCGCTATCTCCACTCTCGAGAGCCTTCTCGAACCGGGCGCGCTCTTTCTGCTGGGTCTCGTCGTCCATGACGGACTTGATGTTGAGGATCCCGCGGATATTCAGGCTGTGTTTAATGGCCTTTTTTAGTCCCTGGAGCATGGTGTCGTTGATGTCTAAAACCTTTAGCAGCGGCGCGTTGTCCGGCTGGCCATCTAAGCCGCCGCCCATCACTTCATTGACTGAGAATTTCTTCCGGATGTGAATCACGTTTGTGTAGGCCAGGTCGAACTGTTGGCCGTTCGCAAACTTCAAAGTCACGAATACGCGGTCCGTCGTGTCGGTCCAGAACTCGACGGTGTTCGGATCCAGCGGATATATCCCGGTGTACTTCCGGGTGCTGCTTCCGTCGGGCCCTGGCACGTCTATGTATGTCGGGTATATAAAAACGTTGCTGTGTAGGTAAAGCTGCCAGATCGTCTTTTCGATGAAGTCGCGGGTGGTCATCATCTCGTTCGGGGATATCCTGAACAAACGATTCAGCCCGCCGGGCACCATCTTCTGGTTGCCGTTCGCGTCCATCCGAATATGCCGTGGCTTCAACTTGGAGCATTCTGTCGCTATCACATCGATGCAATTCTGGACCACGTCTGACGCGTATACGTCTTGTCCAAACTGTGAAAATATCGGGGTAATTCCACTAAGCATTCGCATGCGATCCTGGGCCGTTGGTTTGCCGGTGGTTAAGTTCTTGAAAAAATCTTTTAACGCCATTTCATCACCTCACTAAATTTAGGTACTCTGTCCGGTGTCGCATGTAAATGCTGTATGCGATAATCGTCGCCACGGCTCCGTCGATGCGCCGGTTTCGCATATCGTTTACCTTGACCGGCATGATCATGCCCAGCCCGTCTATCTTCATGGCGGTGTTCCCAAAGCACCACCGGTCGATTGGGTTCGCGTTGTATACGAGCAGGTCGCTTTTGAGATCCGCTTCGACCAGCTTCATGGGGTCCGACATTGACTCTTTGTTCTGGTTCACTCGCTCAACCTCAAACCCGATATCTTTCATCTCCTCGGTCCAGAATTTCGCTAGTGCGTTGTCATAACCGATCATGAAAAAGCGGAGGCCCAGCTGCTTATAAAGGCTCACGTACCATGCGGTTATTAGAGAAAAGTCGTTTTCATTTCCCGGTGTTACCTCGATCAATCCCAGCCTGGCCCACTCTAGATAGTTCTTCTGGTCCTCGATGCTGCCTTGCTCGACCTTGCTCTCGGGTATAAAGTACTTGGTCAAGAAGAACTTCTTATTGCTGCCTGGCATCATCACCAGGGCTTTCGCGCATGCTAGGTCTGTGGTCTCTGCTAAATCCACCCCGCCTATGGCCACCTGGCCGTGCAAATCTTCCAGCGTGAACGTATCCTCTACGGTGTATTCGTCCTCCATCAACCATGCGGCGCTGTTGTTCTGTTTGATGTTGAAGTCCTTCGCCAGGGTGAACGCGCGCTCTGCCTTGTCGTGCTGGGCCTTCCGCATCTGGTCCCGCAGGTACCCCCACTTCTTGATAATGCCCAGGCTCGGATTCGACTTCACCCAGCTGCTTTCGTCCTGCCATACCTCAGCTTCGCTGTCCTGGGTGTATAGCCAGATCAGCAGCGTCGGGTCCTCTTTCTCGCCTGCAAGGATTGAGCGGGCGTATATAAGCTCCTTGTCCAGGTAGCCGTCCGTCACGAATCCTTCGGTGGTGATGTTAATGAACATCGGCTCGTCCTTCGTGGACTGCGATTGCTCGATTGATTTCGCTATGACGTTGTCCTTCATTTCGTGGCTTTCATCCAGGAAGCCCACGTCGATGTTCCGACCCTCTTTGTTCCTGGTCCGGTCCGATAGCTTGAAAACCTTTGACCGGTTCTTAAGATTGAATATGCCCTGCTGGTTTTTGTGGGTCCGTTTTTCCTTCGGGTCGAATTGCTCCCGCATGTGGTTGACCTCATCAAATATCAGGCTTGCCTGGGCATCGTCATTCGAGCTGCAGCATAGGTCCTGGCCTCCTGGCCCGATCATCAAATCCGCCATTCCAATCGCGGAACAGAAAGTAGTCTTAAAATTCTTTCTTGCCACGACTAGCAGCGCTTTCTTGAATCGGCGCAGGCCGGTGTCCGCCCAAGTGAAACCGTACAGGGCTTCCAGGAAGGCTTTCTGGCACAAAAGCAAAACCAGCAGCTTGCCATAAAATGGCGCCTTTGTCTGCTTACAGAAACCCTCCATGAATCGGATCCGCCAGCGTGCCCGCTTCGGACTGAAAACGTAGGCCGGATTGGCCATATCGTCTTGCAGCATCTTGAGCTGTTGTGTGAGCTCTTGGCCTATGAGGATCTCGCCCGACTGGGTCTTTTCGATGTACTCCAGCAAGAAGCTATTCATCTTTCTCCTCACGCATCTCTTTGATGAACTCATCGAACGGGTCGTCTGTCTCGAGCGCGTCTTTGTGAAGGATCCCGTTCAGCGTCTTTATAATTACCGCGTAGCTATTTACGCTTTGCCGGTATTGCCTGGCTGCCTCTATCGGTTTCTGTATGTTTTTATGTTGCGGGTGAATCTTCACCATTCCCGTTTCTGCCAGCCCCTCACGGAGGGCGTCGTTCTGAACTTTTAGAAAGGCGGCGTCTTGTATCAGCCCATCTACCAGCGCAGCTTTGTTTGGATCCACGGCGGCGAATATCACCCGCATTTTGGCCAGTTCTTTTTGGTACTCGGTCTCTTTCATATCTTTTCTGAAAACCTCCCGCCG